CATTTGGGTGTTACCCCGTAGGCGACTTAAGTCAGACATTATTGAGCAAGGATTGCTCGAACACCAATGGATGATGTTCAAATAACGCCGAAGAGTGACCATCCCAGGATGGACATTCTCGCACTTTGAACGCATATTTTGGACCACGTTTAATACGCGGCCTGATTACGCCGTTTGATAACATATCAACGTATGAATGCTGATATTTATCATGTTCTACATCTACTTCCTCACGGTGGCTGTCAAGAGTACAAAGCAGGATTAACTCTGCGTTCTGATTCTTGGCAGCTAACGACCTTTGTTCCTGAATGGGAACGAAGACAAGCGGATTCGGATTTTGCAACATCGCTGTGACAGCGTCATTGCGCATCCGTTTAGGCGCCTTTCTAAAATAGGGCGTTTTGTGGTAGAGATATAGTAGGTTGCTCATGGACGGGAACGGTGCAAACCATTGTTTTCTTGCGAAAACTAAGGGGACACACAGACCTGTTTCAGGGGCAGCCCAGACCAAACCATTGCCATCATGTGAATAAGCATCGACGAGGGGACCGTATAAAACCGGCCCCACGTCTTTGAGTATTACATATATCGCTTGATATATTGCACGGTAACCCGCAGACACTTGTGAATTAACATCAAGGGTCTGAGGAAGTACAGTATTCGCAACATGGTAGGCATCCTTTGCGCTATTAATACAGCGTTTGAGATAGATTGGTCGAACGTTAATGCCCTGGAAGTAATCCGCTCCGCAGGACTCTTTAAAACTACCCGAGATAAAGCTCTTCTCTGTATTCATTGAGAAGCCACTCCATTCAAGGGCGGTAAAGAGATCCGGTACGGCGAACTTGTGACAAATGATGTCATCTCCGTAAACGGCGATATCATCAGTGTCCCATGCCCAACCGTTCTGTGCATATACCCCGTAAAGGATAGATGCAAAGATGAGCGATTCCAGTGGAAAAGTGAACCCATTGCCCATAGCCGACATTTTATTGTAGGTTATGATTTCTTCACCCAGCATCCCAGTGGGATGTCTAAGGTCAGAGAGGAACGAGAACCACTTATATGGTAACAGAAGGGAAGAAAGTTCCAACGCATTGGTGTCTGAGGCATTTGCCAAATCTACCGTACTGCGTTGATTCCCATCTTGGTCAGGACAAGACAAAGCAATCATTCCTTCCACCGAGCCTAAGTAAGCAAGGTGGCGATTATGTTGTTGATTAGTCAAGTCAAAACCAGCACGTAACAGGCATTTTTGCATATGAGTTTTAACACCCAATTGCAAATACATGTTACATGAATTACCAATCCCGATAGGACGCATTGAACTAGCATCCTTATCAACAAAGCTAATACGTTCGTGCTGTTGAAGGCGTAGCGCTGTGTCGCAAACCTCACTTTCATAATGAGGTCTAGAGACGCAACAATACTTATCCCCTTGTTTCCGGGATAGCTCGCTTAGCCACTTATTATTGAGTGACAGAGCTGCCTTCATGTACACACGCGCATCGGGAGTAACCATCGGATTTTCGACGTCATACTTGAAGTACGGCGAAGAGGAGTCAAATGGTGTCTCGGTACACGTGCCCTTACTATGGTGCCCTAGCGATAGCATTTTCATGATATCGTCAGATGCAAGTTCGCCAATAGTCTCAACAATAAATCGTTGAGCATGGGGAACCCATTCAGGTAAGAATCCTGCTGCCTTTATTTGGCTTAATCGTGCATTTGTATCTCCACACTGTTCTTCAGCCTGCCGCCATTTCGCAATGGCTACAGCTTTGGTGTCGTATGGGGATTCTGATGCAGAAAACGGGTATTTCTTCAGGAATGAGCATAGTACTCGATGACCTTTAACTAGTTCTGGATCCATGTCTGCGTCGTAATTCTTTGACAACGCGTTTAATGAACCAGCTAGCTCAAGATACCCTGCTACGTCCTTTTGTTGGCAAATCAATGCAACTTGAGAACGTAACTCGGGATCAAACAAATCACCGGTGCCTTGTACAAAGGCGAGGAGGAGCTTAAACGGGTCAACCTTAGGGAAGGCCGAGTCCGAGTTGACGAAAGCGTGTTTAGCTTTCTCTAGCATTAAATGCAACGCCGTTGGGTGTTTCATCTATGATATCCTTGTTACAGCTTAAAGACCATTAAAGGTCGATTTGGCCATTCACGATAAGTGCTGTTACGAAATCAGCATCTTGAAGTAGGATGGACAATTGATACGCATCTTCTAAAACGTCAGCGGTGGTCGTCCCCACGGGGATAGATGCCGCAACGCTAAGAGAACGCGCACGATCGATGGTCGAGCCGTCAAGGCCAAGAACTGCCGTACTACGCACCATGTTAAAGGTGCTCTTCCGGTTACCGTAAAATCCATTTCCGCGTTTTGGCGAAATGGACCGAACGATCAGTTCATCAGTGTTCAAGTCCGACGAAGCGGGACCGGCATATTCTGCACGATCACCTTCCATACGGTACTTAGAGAACACAATGCTAGCGAGAGCGATATTTTGAGTGGTAATCATTTGATTACTCCTTACAGTTGCTTGGAATTTTACTTCCGCGCAGATAGCGATTTGTAAAGGCCACGAAATAAGCCTATCAAATCAAGTAATCTCGGGTCGTCAAGGTTGACGTCGAGAGAGATGAACCCTGGTTTTCCGTCTGGATCTCGTTGATAAGACTCATGGACACAACGATATGTTGTGACATCTATGAGCTTACCATCAATGGCATCCGAGCGGCGTACAGTCCGTGTGAAATTTATCTCACGCTTAGAACTGGACCAGGAGGCTAAAGGGTAAATACCTATATTGGGAGTAAAATGATATATTAAAGCATCAATACTCACAAAATAGTCTACGGCCCACGATGCGAACGTTAGTTCCCATAGTGCTCCGCCGACATTGGTAAAACCCAAGTTACGCAGAGTTGCAGTTGTGGCGTCTACTTTTGCAAGTATGCCCGCACACGCAACCTCAGTACCGTGCCATTCATCAATAACATCCATACGAACGGAGTTATCAATAGTGGTCGTAGTCGTTGCCCCAGTAAAAGGGATTCGATCACGATGATTAACGGTAATGCGATCAGTCAATTTACCGACCTTTTCATTATAATGGTCGATAGCGGAACTTACCCCGTAAAGAAGGGGCCGAATTCCGAAGCGTAGTTCCATCCAGGCATCCAAGGAGAAGTCAACAATTAACTTCTTCCGTTGGAAAGCTGTGGTAGTACCGTGCTCTTTGGCTAATCGCTTAGCTTTTCGCTGAAGCTTCCTATCAGTACGCGGGGCAAAGTCTTTAAACTTCCCCCGCTTGATAGATTTCATCATCGAAGCTATGCGCTTGAAGGACGACGTTAAGTAACCCAATGTTTCGGGTAGTTCCGCTAACTCAACAAGATACTCGTAAGAGCCCGAGTTAAGTTTGCCGAACGCTGAATTCACAGCACTCTGACGTCCACTGGCGATATTGCTCATTACTGAGAATGCCGCCGCATCCACATCATACAAATCCGCCTCAGTTGGCGGGAGAATGTTCGATATGGTTGTACCAATAGCACGTACCCCTGATAGGCGGGACGTGTAATTTCCATTGGAAGGAGTAACATATGCCGTAACCATTTTCGGCTCAACATTGTTACTATAAAATGCCCTAGTCTCACGCTTCTGGTTGTGCACCGCAGTATTTACGATGCCCCCAGAGGCAATGATCTTATGGAACCCTTTCGTTGGATTGTCCAATATACCAGCGGTAATCAACACGCTGGGATATGAGGACGCTACTGGTGTTATCTTGATCGCTGATAGCAACCCAGATAAGTACGCAGAAAAATCATCTGTCGTTATAGCATGCCACATTTTGCTAGCATGATATACCTCATAAGTATCTGACGCACCGATCAATTGATCGAACGGTGCTTCCAGAGTTTGAGGAGAAACGGTCCAGGTGATTCGCCCATTACCAGAGCCAAGGTCGACGGTTGTGTATGAGACATAAATCCTCAATACACCTCCAATTCCGACTTCTTCGCCAGGTAAATCGACGGCAGCCACATCAAAAACGATGGGTCGCTCTCTAGATCGTGTATACACGGTCATGGTTATACTCCTTTAACATAAAGTTAATATGAGCAAGCCAAAGTCGTCTTCGACGCACTAGATGCTGCATACGTAGTGTTTGGAACGAAGCCAACCCCGAGGGGTTG